CCGTAGAGGGCTGCCCTGGCCCCGTCTCCCTGCGCCGTGAGCCGTGGGAGGGGGTGGCATGAGCAAGCTATCCCGCACCAAGGGCAGCGCCTTCGAGCGCACCGTCGCCCGCGAACTGTTCGACCGGCTCGGCCTGACCTTCAGTCGGGATCTTCGGCAGTATCAGCGATCCGACCTCGGGGATCTTCTCTGCGAAGATGAAGCGTTCCCGTTTCTGATCGAGTGCAAGCACAAGACCCGGCCGGCGCTTCCCGAATGGCGCCGTCAGGCCGTCACAGCGGCCACAGCACAGGGCAAGACACCCGTGGTGATCTACCGCATCACTGGCAGGCCTATCCGCGTCAGCGCACCTCTGAGCGCCATAGGCGGCCCGTCCAGTTTGTGGGCGGACATGGACCTCGACGCCTTCGCCTGGATCGTCCGTGAAGCGATGGCGGAAACCTCGGGCATCGGCGCTGCCACAGAAGCAAGGGAGGGCGGGGAATGACGCTCGACCGTGCGGGAATCGAGACCGGCATAACTCCGGGAAAACCGACCAAGTGCGAAGCACTGACCCAAGAAAATAAGGGCTTTAGGAAATACTTATCCCATGTTGATCGCAGCCCTTGCGATGGGGCAGAATCGAACGAGGCGAGCAAGGGGGGCCACCCAACACTCGCCTCTAACCGCAACCCTTCCGTAACAAGGGAGACGACTTTGACCGAACCTACCCCGCAGGACGCGGGCTGGCAATCCGTATCCGAGGTTGCCGCCCGGCTAGTTGCGCGCGCCGCCGACAAGGCAGGTGCAAAGTGACACAGCACTTCCGCGCTCAAGACCAACTGCCCGTTAACGTCGAAGCTGAGCAGCAGACCCTCGGGGCGCTGTTGCTCGACAACGCCCGCATCGCGACCGTCGCGGCGCGGGGCGGGGCCGATCTCTTCGGGGATCCCGTTCACGCCGAGATCTTCGCCAAGATGGCCCGGATGGAACGCGACTCCATCTTGGCAAGCCCCGTGACCCTTCGCGAATGGGCTTCGGCGCAAGAGGGTATGCGCGAGCTGGGCGGGGCCAAGTACCTCGCTCGCTTGGCCGGGGCCTCGATCTCTGGCAGCAGCGTTGGACACTACGCCGACCTTCTGGCTGAGACGAAGAGCCGACGCGACCTGACGTTGGCCCTCCGGGAAGCGCAAGGCGCGCTGACCAAAAGCGACGAACCGGCGGCCGCCATAGCAAACCGGCTGGAAAGCACGCTGCTCAGCATGTCGGAGGTCGGGACCGGCCCCAAGCCTACGTCGATGATGGCGGCCGTCACGAAGGCCATGCAGCAGTCCATGGATGCGGCGCAGGGCAACTTCGGTTCCTTCGTGCGCACCGGCATCCCGTCGCTGGATGGGCTTGTCACCGGCCTTTACCCCGGCGAACTGGTGTTGCTTGGCGGGCGTCCGTCCATGGGCAAGACAAGCGTGGCCCTGAACATCGCGCTGAACGCCGCGCGGGCGGGCAACCATGTCGTCATCTGCAGCCTGGAGATGAACCCCGAAGCGATGGCCTTGCGCGCGCTGTCCGAGCGCACCGCGGAACTCGGGAAGGGCATCACCTACCGGGACATTCGGCAGGGGGTCGGCAGCCCCGCTCTTCAAGCCGTCTTGGCCGAGGCAGCGCGTGAGGTTGCGAACCTGCCCATCCAGTTTCTGTCCCGCGACTATTCAGAGATCGGGGCCATGATGGCAGGGGCGAAGCAAGCCCGCCGCGTCCTCGGGGATGACCTTGGGCTTCTCGTGGTGGACTACGCACAGCTTCTGAAGGTGCAGGGCGCGCGGTCGCGATATGACGAAGTGTCAGAGATCAGCCGCACGCTGAAGGCGCTGGCCGGGCAGATGAACGTCCCCGTGCTGGCCCTGTCGCAGCTTTCGCGCAACCTGGAGAGCCGCGACGACAAGCGCCCCATGATGTCTGACCTTCGCGAGAGCGGCCAGCTTGAGCAGGACGCTGATGCGGTCTTCTTCTGCTACCGGGACGAATACTACATCGAGCGCGATAAGCCCGACACCCACGATATCGAGAAGCTGGACCGCTGGCAGCGGGCGCTGGACCTTGCCCGCAACCGCCTGGAGATCATCGTCGCGAAGCAGCGGCAGGGGCCCATCGGGACCGCCAACGTTATGTGCAACGTCGCCCTTAACCGGATTTGGGAGGGCTGACGCAATGAGCCACGAAGCGACAACGTGGGCGTTCGGGCAGCGCGGTCTGAAGCCTGCCACCAAGATGGTGCTTTTGGCTTTGGCCAACTGCCACAACCCGCATCACGGCTGTTTCCCGAGCAAGAAGCGACTCGCTGAAGACTGCGAAATGTCAGAGCGATCGGTAGCGGATCACCTTCAGAAGCTGGAGCAAGGCGGCCTCATTTCCGTCGAAAAGCGCGGCGGGAAGCGTATGGGGCAATTTGCATCCAACCGCTACATATTGGGGTTTGAACGCGAGAATTGCCAAGGGCAGGACTTGCCGTCGGCAAAATCTGCCGTAGGCGAAAACGAGGACTTGCCGTCGGCAAAATCTGCCGTCGACCGTCGGCAAAATTTGCCGAGTAACCTTGTAAAGGAATCTTGTAAGAGAACCAGTAAGGGCGAGCATCCGCGTGACGTTCTCTTGCAATTCGCAGATGGCGAGGCTGTCACCAGCTTCATCGCATATCGTCAGCGCAGGAATAAGCCGCTGACCCTCACAGCTGCCAAGCGGCAAGCTACGCACCTAGGAAAAATCGCGGACGCCGGAGGGGACCCAAGCGACGCTTTGGGCATGGCGGAGGAAAAAGGCTGGGTGGCCGTCGAAGCCGATTGGTATTTCAACGCCCGGCGCCAAATGCCGACCGCTTCGTCAAATTCCGACGATCATCTTAGCAAAATGCAGCTCAAATACGGAAACGGAGGCCAGTAAATGGCAGGCAGCGTAAACAAGGTAATTCTGATCGGAAACTTGGGCCGCGACCCTGAAACGCGAAATTTCGCGAACGGCGGCAAGGTCTGCAATCTGCGCATCGCCACGTCCGAGACCTGGAAGGACCGCAACAGCGGTGAGCGCAAGGAGCGCACCGAGTGGCATCAAGTCAGCATCTTCTCCGAGCCGCTGGCGAACATCGCAGAGCAGTATCTCCGCAAAGGGTCAAAGGTCTACATTGAGGGCCAGCTTGAAACCCGCAAATGGCAGGACCAGAGCGGCGCGGACCGCTACAGCACTGAGGTCGTTCTTCGCCCCTACGCCAGCACCCTGACGATGCTGGACGGCAAGAGCGAAGGCGGGCGGCCCGGTGGGGGGTATTACGACGACTCGGACATACCCTTTGCCCCTGAGGTGCGGGCATGACCTTTTTCGAGGAAGGCGACCGCGTGCAGGTTCGCGACCCCGAGGGATGGATCCAGCCTTGGCGCAACAGGTTCAAGCCCGGCCGCGCAGGCACCGTGCAGAAAGTCTTCGCTGATGGGCGTCGGAACCCGATTTTGGTGCAATGGGACACGAAGTCCAAACGGCTGACCGAATGGCAACTGACGGTCAATCATCGCGATCTAAAGCACGCCGACGAGGATCCCCGCCCATGACCACCATGCAGGACATAGCCGCCCAGGTGACGGCAGAGACCGGCGTGACGCTGGAGCAGATGCGGGATTTGGACCGCGCTAAAGGCCGAACAGCCGCGCGGCAGCGGGCATGGCGTCAGGCGCGTCATCGCCTCGGAGCCAGCTTTCCGGAGATCGGCCGGTTCTTTCGCCGCGACCCTTCCACGATCATCGCCGGGATACGAATGGACGAAAAGCGCCATCCCGACCGCGCCGCTGAACTCATGGAACTCGCCATTCGCGATGCCGCCAAGCTGGCCGTGCGCAAGGGCGTCGGAGTTGAGGCCCTGCACAACCGCTTGATGGACGCATACCGGGAGGCACAGGCATGACCGACACAGCAGCACTGGAACGGCTGATCGAGGCGGTGGAAGCGGGTGAGTGGAATAGCCTCGCCAATGTGGCGGCTATAGGGGACCGGGACGCGCACCTTGCCAAATCGGCTTTCCACGGTTCGCTTGACGCAGCCAAGGCCCTGCACGACGCGCTTCTGCCGGGGTGGGTGTGGTCCATCGGCTCCTGTCACTTATCGGACGACGCCCGCGTGTTCCCCGACTTCAATAGCCCGGAACATGGGGGACGGCTGCGTGTGGAACTTCCGTTTAAGGTCAACGGTAAGGAATGGCCTGATCTCACCGACATCGACCAGCGCCCGGCCGGGAACGTCTCAAGGGCGTGGCTGAAGTCTATCCTGACGGCGCTGCTCTTAGTGGAAAAGCACAATTTGGGGGTGCACCTATGACCCCCGCCAAGCGCGCCCTCCTCCGCGACACCCTCTGCGCCCGCCTGCCCATGGAGGAGCGCCCCGAAGCTCTCTTGGCCTGCGCCATGGCCGTGGGGATCGACCTACCCGCCCTGTGGCACATCCACGGGCTGTCAGAGGACGCACACCCGCACAGCAAGGACGCCGGCCGCCCCTGGGTAGGCGACGGGTCCGACTACAGCGACCTGCCGGACACGGGCCGGGCCGGTCTCAAGGCAATGGCCGAAGCAAAGGAGGGCAGGGGATGAAGTGGTTCCTGCGAATTGTGCAGATCGCATCCATAATGATGTTGATCGGCGTGGACGGCACCAACAGTTGGGGCGACGTTCTTTGGGTCTCAATATTCGGCGCCATCGTTCTTTTAGCCGCATTTATTGAGGGGGATCATTACGGCCCCAGAAAGGTCGAAAAATGACCAGCGCCGACACGACAGAAGCGCCGGAGCGGGGGGCAGCAATCGCTGATTTGCTCGACCATCTCCAAGTTGCGGTTGCGAAGGGCGAGCCGCACGGGGCGATAGCCTACAAGGTTCAGAATATTCGCGCAGCTTACCAGAGGGCGATCCCGGCCCTCATAGCAGAGGCGGTGGAGGCGGCTGCAACTCGGGTCGCAGAGATGTGGCCGTTGGAGGGGCGCGCTCGCCTTGGTGAAGTTCTGGATGCCATCCGCTCCCACACAGGAGGGCAGAGCGATGGGTAAGCACCGCCCCAAGACGTAACCCTATCGAGCAGAACGAAGGGGCAGGACAATGACCACCGTAGGCGAGAAGAAGCGGCGCAAGCGGGAACGGCGCAAGATGGATGAGTTCGACCTGGCTCCAACGCCGCGCCGTCAGAAGTCGGGCAATTGGTCAGAGGCAGGCAAACGCGACCAGAGCGACCCGCGGAACATCGTGTTAGACGCGCGGTGCAGAATGGCGGGGAAGCCAGCGACCCGTGCCAACAGGCGGCAGGTGTCTGACCCTATATCGGGATCCCCGATAGGCTTGGCCTGCCGAGCCGCGCTTGAGCCGGAAGCCGCTATGGAAGCTTGGGACGCATGGCGTGGGTATGACGGCATCATGCGCAGGTTCGATATCGTGATGGACCGTTCGTCGTCGCCCACAACGGCCAATCTCGCATCCCCGCCCGACGCCTCGGAAATAGGCCCTGATGCCCCGCCCCCGGACCACCGAACCGAAGATGAGCGCATTAGCGACGCAAAAGCAGCTCACGAGAGGGTCACGACAGCACTGGCGCGGCTGAACCTGCGCGAACGCAATCTGATCGAGGATAGCCGATTTGCCCCCCCGGAGGCATGGTGGGATGCCGCAACCGCTACAGTTACGCGCAAAGGCAAAGAGTTGGCCCGCGCGCTCTATGAGTTCGCAGATATAGCGGATTGACACTTGCAAACTTCGGTGATCCGTGATTTTGTAGAATCGCAAGCGATTGCGAGAAATGCGTACAGTGGCGCGGGAATGCACATGGTGCACCCGCGCTTTTTCGTTTCACACCCCCACATCGAAGCTAGAGGCGCTGACCGCTCAGACCGGCAGCGACGGTAAGCATGTCTAAACTAGAGGCGAGTAGACAGAAGACCGGCGGCCGCAAGAAGGGCACCCCGAACAAGATCACCGGTTTGGCAAAGGACGCAATCGCAACGGCGGCCGATGGCTTGGGTGGCGCTGATCGCCTGATGGCGTGGGCCAAGGAAGACCCGGCGAACGAAAAGGCGTTCTGGACCACGATCTATCCCAAGCTGGTCCCCGTGCAGGTAGACGGAAACCCTGACGCCCCGATGACCATGCGAATTGTCATCGGCGGGGAATGACCCTCGAAATAGAGCTTGTCCCGCGCAAGCCATTCCGGCCCTTCCTGCTAAGCGACAGGCGGTGGGCCTGCATTGTTGCGCATCGACGCGCGGGCAAGACAGTCGCCTGCATCCAGAAGCTGGTGGCAAGCGCGGTCTCCACGGAAAAGACCAACGCACGCTTCGCCTACATCGCCCCGTTTTACGTGCAGTCCAAAGACGTCGCGTGGGCCTATCTCAAGCAGTTCACCCAGCAGATTCCGGGCGTCACCGCAAACGAGGGCGAGCTTCACATCACTTTCGGGCACAACGGCGCACGGATACGCCTCTACGGGGCAGACAACTACGACCGGATGCGCGGCATCTACCTCGACGGCTGCATTCTGGACGAAAACGGCGACATGGACCCCAGGGCATGGGCCGAGGTCATTCGCCCTGCGCTGTCCGACCGCAAGGGCTGGGCCACGTTCATCGGCACACCTAAGGGCCGCAACGCATTCTTCGACGTCCACCGCATGGCAGAGCAGAGCGAGACTTGGTTCAGCCTTGTGCTACGCGCCAGTGAAAGCGGGCTAATAGACGACGACGAACTGGCGGACGCCCGGCAGACGATGACGCCGGAGCAGTACGAGCAAGAGTACGAGTGCAGCTTCGACGCGGCCATTCTCGGCGCCTACTACGCCAGCCTGATATCCGATGCGGATCGCGAGGGCCGCATCACCGACGTACCGCTTGACCCCACGCTTCCCATCCATACGGCGTGGGACCTCGGGATAGGGGACAGCACCGCCATCTGGGTCTTCCAAGCCGGTCCCGAGGGGATGCGGCTGGTGGACTTTCTTGAAGACCACGGCAAGCCATTGTCCCACTACGTGGCGCGGCTGGAAGTGAAGGGGTATCGCGGCGGCCGGGATTACGTGCCCCACGACGCGAAGGTTCGCAGTCTGGACACGGGGCGCAGCCGGTTGGAAACGCTGGCCGGGTTGGGGCGCAGTCCTTTCCTGCTACCGCCCGCAAACCTGGATGACGGGATCAACGGCGTCCGACAGCTTATGCCGCGCATGTGGTTCGACGCACACGAATGCGGCCAAGGGTTAGAGGCCCTTCGCCACTACCGCACAGAGTTCGATGAGAAGGCTAAGGTGTTCAAGCCGCGGCCCCTGCACGACTGGTCCAGCCATTGCGCTGACGCCTTGCGCTATGCGGCGCAGGGCTACCGCGATCTGGCGATCACCAAGATCAAGACGAAACCGACCCTGAAGCCCGGACAGGTCTATGTCGGTCCTCCCGAGCCCGAGAACAGCACAAGGACGCAACTATGAGCGACAGTGCCAAAGCGGGCAACGCCAAGAAGTGGCTGGATTCCATCGCCAACGCTGAGAAGGCGTTCGAGAAGTACAACAGCTCCGCCGACAAGGTGGAAAAGCACTACGCGGACCTTGAGAAGCTGTCACGCACGACAGGCGACGAATTCCAGGTCTTCTGGGCCAACATGGAAATCCTGCGCCCCAGCGTGTACCAGCGCCCGCCACAGCCCGTGGTCATGCCGCGCCATACGGACACGGGGGAAGTCCCGCGCAAGGCGGCACAGCTGCTTGAGCGCGCCTTGGAGTACGACGTCGAAGCCGACGACCTGCACGAGACGCTGATCCACGTGCGCGACGACGTGTGTCTGGTGGGCCGCGGTGTTGCATGGGTGCTGGACAACGGCCAAGCGATCCATGTGGAGCGGCACGACTTCCTGCACGAACCTGCCCGAAAGTGGGAAGAGGTCACGTGGGTGGCCCGGCGCGTCTACCTGACCCGCGATGAATGGCCCGAGGGCTTCAAGGCGAAATTCTCGGAGGTCCAGAGCAGCAAGCCCGGCAAGGATCGCGAAGACAGCTATGGCGGGATCGCCGAAAAGGCCGCGGTCTGGGAGATATGGGACAAGACCACGCGCAAGGTCTACTGGATCACCGAAGGGCACGACGGTATTCTTGATGAGCAGGATGCCTTTATCGACGTGAAGGGCTTCTTCCCCTGTCCCAAGCCCGCCTATGCGACGATTGAGCCGCATACGCTGAAGCCGGTCCCGGACTTCCACTACTACGTGAACCAAGTCGACGAAATCCGCGCGCTGACCCGGCGGATCGGGGCGCTATCGGAAAGCCTGCGCCTCAAGGGCTTCTATTCGGCGGGATCGTCGGACGTCAGCGAAGCCATCGAAGCGTCCATGAAGCAGACGGACGACAAGGCGATCCTTGTGCCGATCAGCAGCGCGGCCGCGATGGGCGGTGTGGCGCTGAAGGACAGCATTATCTGGATGCCTGTCGCCGAGGTCGTGAAGGTCATCCAGTCCTGCGTCGAGCTACGCAAGCAACTGATCGAAGACGTCTACGAGATCACCGGGCTGTCGGATATCATGCGCGGCGTCACGCAGGCGCAGGAGACGCTGGGGGCCCAGAACCTGAAGGCGCAGTTCGGCAGTGTTCGGGTGCGCGAAAAGCAGTCCGAGATGGTGCGCGTCGCGGTGGACGTGCTGCGCATCAAGGCGGAAATCTTCGCGGAACAGTTCGACATTCAAGAGCTGATGTCCATGGCCGGGATGCGGCTGCCCACGGCGATGCAGCTTCAGCAGATGGCGGCTCAGTCGCAGCAGACGGGCCAGCCGATGGAACAGCAGGTTGCGTTGGAGCAGGTGGCCCAGCTTCTACAAGACCAGCGTATCCGGCCATTCGCGCTTGAGGTGGAATCCGACAGCACGATTGCTCCGAACGAGGAAGCGGAGAAGGCCAGCCGTATCGAGTTCCTGACGGCTGTAGGCGGGTTCCTGTCCCAAGCCGGTCCGATGGTTGAACAGCAGCCCCAGACGGCCCCGCTTCTGGCCGAGATGCTGAAATTCGGCGTGGGCGCGTTCCGTGCGGGCCGCGACCTTGGCGCCGTGATCGACCAGTTCGCAGAGCAGGTGAAGCGATCCGCGGGACAGGGACAACAACAGCCCGATCCGGAGGCACAAGCGAAGGCCGCCGAAGCGCAGATCAAGGCGCAAGAGATGCAGATGAACAGGGAGTTCAAGCAGACCGAGTTGCAGATGCGTCAACAGGAAATGGCGTTCAAGCAGCAGCAGGCGGCCGCCGATAACGAGGTCCGCCGCTACGACGCTCAGACCAGCGCGGCGCTCAAGCAATTCGAGTTGTCCCTGAGGGCGCACGAACTGGGCATCAAGCAAGACGACCAGCAGCTCAAGCGGCAGCAGGCCGAGATTCAGGCCCTTCTGGATGTCGAGGAGCTGAAGATTGAGCGAGAACAGAAACGGCCCGTGGGGATTGGCGATGGTTGACCTGACGCTTGGCAAGAAGTTCGACCGCGTGTCCGGAACGTGGGTGGACGCGGACGTCTACGACCGTCGCCGCGCTGACATGGAAGAGCGTGCCTTCCAGCGGCGGTCCAACCAAGGCGAACTGACCGCGCCGATGATCGTCACGGACGGTCAACCCGCCCTTCGCAGCATGACGGACGGCAAGGTGTACGACAGCAAGTCCGAGATGCGGAAGGAATACCGCCGCGCAGGCGTGGTGGAAGTCGGCACGGAAAAGCAGAAACCGGGCCGGACCTGGACGCAAGAGCGCGAAAAGCGCGCCAAGCAGCGCGAACAGATCAAGGCATCGCTCCACATGGCCCATTCGCGCATGGGCTTCGGAGCGGCATAGCAACCCCTCAGACGGGAACCCCCAATGACCGATGACATGACACCCGCCACGGCGGACCAGCTTCCTGTTGCCGATGCTCAAGCGGAGCAACCGGCGGAACCGCAGGTCGAACAGACCGCCGAAGCACCTTCGGAGCCCGCGCCGAAGCGCAGCGCTTCCGCCCGTGAGGCGCTGGAGAAGGCGTTCCGCGACCAGCCCGAAGATGCGGCGGTAAAGGCCCCGCAGGAAGAGGATGGGCAGGCCAGCGGCCCCCAGCGCGGCCCTGACGGCAAGTTCGTCGCCAAGGAAGGCGCGGAGCCGAAAGACGGCCAGCCTGATGCGCAAGCCGAAGCGGCCCCCAAGGACGACAAGCCCCCGGTGGCCAAGGATGCCCCGGCGCGCTTCTCGGCCGATGCCAAAGCGTCATGGGAGAAGACCCCCGAGCCGGTGCGCGCCGAAGTCCAGCGGGCGATGCGGGAGATGGAGCAGGGTATCCAGCAGTACAAGGAGCGCGTCGAGCCGCTGGATCGCTATTTCCAGATGGCGGACAAGCACGGCGTGAAGCTGGAAGCGGCCTTGGAGCGCTACGTCAACATGGAGACGATGCTGGCGCAGGACCCTGTGCGCGGGTTTACCGAGGTCGCGCGAAACATGGGTCTGTCGCCTCAGCAGGTCGCGCAGATGCTCATGGGCCAGCAGCCCGGCAAGGGAGATGCGCGAGATACTGAAATCAACCAGCTTCGCCAACAGGTTCAGCAGTTGCAGCAGGGGTACGGACAAGTCCAGCAGTCCTTCCAGCAGCAGCGCGAGCAGGCGGTGATGTCCGAAATCGACAAGTTCGCGGCGGAACATCCCCGTTTTGAAGAACTGGCCGACGAAATGGCGCGGATGTTGTCCACTGGCTATGCCGAGGACATGCCTGACGCCTACGAGAAAGCCGACCGGCTTCGCCCGGCCCCGGCCCCGCAGCAAGAAACGGCTGCACCATCGCCACCGGCTCAAACCCGACCGGCGAAATCCCTGACAGGCGCACCTAGCCCCGGCTCAAACCCGGCGACAAGGCGTGCCCCGTCGAAGTCACCTCGGGAGGCCCTTGCACGGGCCTTCGGGGCTTAACCTCTCTCTCAAGGAGCGTCACACATGACGATCACCGACACGGAAGCGCTGCAAGAGCGCTTTTCGCTGGCGCTTGAGGACAGGTCGTCGGGCTACGTCGACCTGGTCTCCGATGCCAACGTGGTTCTTTCCCTTCTCCGTGACAACGGCGGGTGGAAGACCTATCAAGGCCCAACGATCCGCGAGCGGCTGATGTACCAGCTGCACGGGTCGTATGTCCGCTATTCGGGCTTCGAGTACCTTACGCCGGTTCACGCCGAAATCATCAGCGACGCAGAGTTCGTGCCGAAACAATCGGCCGTGGTCTTCTCGCTGTCGATGGAAGAAATCCTCGCCAACTCCGGTTCCGACGCCCAGCTTTTGGATGTCTTCGCGACCCATATGGAAGCGGCGGAGATGGAGCTGGAGAACAAGGTCACCGAGGACATCCACTCGGACGGCACCGCCGACGGCGGGCGGCAAATCGGCGGGATGCAACTGATCCTGCCCGATGACCCGACCACCGGCACCTATGGCGGGATCAGCCGGGCCAACGTCGCGGCATGGCGGCCCAACAGCTACGATGTGTCGTCCTATTCGTGGGACTTCACCTCGGAAACCGCGATCAACGCCTCTTCCGTTCATGCGATCTATTCGCAGGTCATGCGGGAGACGTCGAAGGGTAAGAAGGGGCCGAACATCATTTTGGCCTCGGAAAGCCACTACGGCGCGTTTGAGGCGGCCCTGCAGGCGATTCAGCGGGTCACCAATGGCGGCGGCGAGGGGAAGCTGGGCTTCCCCAGCCTGAAGTTCTACGGCGGCGGGCGCAATCTCGACGTCGTGCTGGAAGGCGGTATCGGGTCCTACATGCCCGACGACGTGACCTACGTGCTCGACACGAAGTCGCTATGTATGCGCTACCACCCGCAGCGGAACTTCTCGAAGATGGGCGGCAAGCAGCGCCCGATCAACCAAGACGCAATCGTGCAGCAGATCGGGTTCATGGGCGAGATGACCATGCGCGATCCGCAGCACATGTCGAAACTCTATTGAGGAGGGTGATGCGATGAGCGGACCCGGAGCAGGCATTGCGTTCGACAAGACGTTCACGGCACGGGAGCGCTCCCCGCGCTTCCCGCCGTTTCGTCTCGGGCAACGCATGGAAGGCGAAGACGGCAAAGAATACGTGTACGTCCAAGCCGATGGCGCGATCACGGGGGCAGGGTATGTCGCTGTGATCGACGAGAACGGTCAGGCCGCGATGGCGACCAACACGACTGCGGTCTACGGCCAGCAGATCGGTGTGGCCAGCGTGGCGTTTGCCGATGACGAGTACGGTTGGCTGCAGGTGTTCGGCACGGCCAACATCCGCGTGGCGGCAAGCTGTGCGGCCAATGTGCCGATCACGTCGACCACCACGGGCGGCCAGCTGGACGATGCGGCAGGCGCCGGCACCAAGACCATCACCGGTGCGGTCCTGACCACGGCGAATGGCGGCACGGCTGGCACGGCCGAAGGCGTCCTGACCTACCCCACGGTCGGCGCCACCAACTAACGGACAGGCGGGGCTGTCACGGCCCCGCCACCCCCTTGCATTTCCCTCAGAAGGAACACGACCGATGAACGAAGCCGACCGCAATCTGTCGGTGCGCTTTTGGCTGCACCCCAAGGAAAACCCCCGCAAGTCGAAAGAGGCCGGGCGACCGATCTACGACGAGGTGGAAATGGTCAGCATCATGGCCCCCGGCAACACCAAGACGGAGTTCACCGGCCGCGCTCACAGTATGCATTACGATGCCAACGAGCAGCGCCAGCGCACCTATGCCGAGCGCTTTGCCGAGCATTATTCCCAGTTCAAGGCCGGGCTGGAAGAGCAGGTGCAGGGCACGCCCCTGAGCGAAGCTGCCTTCCTGTCGGTCGGGCAGCGCGCGGAGATGCGGGCCAAGCAGATCAAGACCGTGGAGCAGCTGGCCGCAATGTCGGACCGCGATATTCAGAAGATGGGCATGGGCTTTCGCAAGCACGTCGACGCGGCGCGCGCCTATCTCGACACCGCCAACGGCACCTCCGTCATGACCAAGGAAATCGAGGAACTGCGCCGTCAGATCGCGGCGTTGCAGGCGTCCGGCCCGGCTGTGCAAGCCCCGGAGCCTGAGACGGACCAGTTCGACCAGATGGCCGACGAGGACCTGAAGAACATGCTGACGGATGCAGGGGTCACCGTAGACAACCGCTGGGGGCGCAAGCGTCTTCTAGAGGAAACCCGTTCGCTGGCGCGTGAAGCCGCCTGATGGCACGCACCGCGTTGCAGATCGTCCGGGCAGCGGCGACCAAGCTGGGCATTGACCAGCCGGACGTCCTGTTCACGGCGACGGACCGCACCGAGATCGAACTGCGCCAAGCGCTGATCGAGGCATCGGACAAGATCCTGCACATGCACGACTGGCAGGCCCTGCGGACGGTTGTAACGCATGACGGAGACGGCAGCACGACGCAATTCGCGTTGCCGTCCGACTATATCCGGATGCCTAAGGATGCGCGCGTCTGGTCGACCAAATGGCAGCTGACGCTGCATCACATCACGCCCGAAGAATGGCTGAACCTGGACGTTCGTGAGTTCGAGCTGGCCCGCGGGACATGGACGATCTACGGCGGCAACTTCGTCTACAAGCCCGCGCTGGATGCCGACGAAGACGCCAAGTTCTGGTACATCAGCCGGAATGTGGTTCTGGGGTCGGATCAGGTCGCCAAGGAAGAGTTCAGCGCCGACGACGACACCTACAAGCTGGACGACCGCGTGCTTGAATTGGTGCTGGTCTGGGTCTGGCGCCAGCAGAAGGGTCTGGATTACGCGGAAGAGATGCAGACGGCCGAATATGCCGTGTCCCGCGCCATGGCCCGCGACGGCGGCGCCCGCATCCTGACGCAATCCTCCCGGTCCGGCTACAATGCCGAAACCGCCTATCCGATCCGGGTCGAGCCGTGAGACGCCCCATGCGCCGAAAGCAGGCGCAGACGATCAGCCTTCCCGCACCGACCCTCGGACTGGTGGAGAACCAGCCCGTGGCGGACAAGTCGGCAATGGGTGCGGAATGGCTGGAAAACTGGCTCCCCACGCAGCGCGGCCTGAAGATGCGCGGCGGGACGGTGCGAACCTCCTTCATCGCGTCCGCCGTGAAGAAGCTGTTCCAGTTCGACGACGGCACCGGAGACCCGCGGTTCTTCGCCTCGTCGGCATCGCAGATATTCGACATCTCGGACACGGCCACGGCGGCGGTCAACCGCAACGCGACCGCGCTGGTCTGGCGGCAGGGGCGATGGGGCCGCAATACCTGGGGCAAACTCGAACGCCCGGTTGCCTCGGGCTTCACGAGCGGTGATTGGGCGGTCCAGCAGGTAGGGACCTCGGGCGGGGACTTCCTGGTCGCGGTCAACGGGGCCGACACGGCGCAGATTTACGACGGGACGTGGAACCCACTGACGGATGAGGCGATCAACGACCTTGCATTCGTGCAGATGGGCGCGGCCTTCGCTGTCGGGGAGACCGTAACCGGCGGGACCTCGGGGGCGACGGCTGAAATCCTCGGGTTTACCCAAAAGGCTACCCTGTCGGGAACGCTGAAGCTTGGCGCGATTACAGGAACGTTCGAGGACGGCGAGATGCTGACCTCGGCCAGCGGGCAGGCGGTCGCAAGCGGCACCACGTCGGAAGCGTCAGCGATCACTCTGACGGGGGTCGACACGTCCACCCTGCGCCATGTCTGGTTGTATCAGAACCGGCTGTTTTTCGTGCAGAGCAACAGCTTGCGCGTGTGGTTCCTGCCTGCGGGCGCGGTCGGGGGCGCTGCGCAGGACATATCTCTGGCTGGCGTGTTCCGGCGCGGCGGCAAGATACTCTTCGGCACGACGTGGAGCCTCGATAGCGGGGACGGGCTGGACGACAAATGCCTGTTCGTCACGGACCAAGGCGAGGTGGCCGTCTACAGCGGCACAAACCCCGCTGAGGCGGGCAATTGGTCATTTGAGGGCCGGTACGACATCGGGCGGCCTCTGGGACGTGACGCGGCCATACAGGCGGGCGGTGACGTGCTCATTGCCACGGATGACGGCATTGTCCCGATGAACGTGGCAATCAGCAAGGACCCGTCGCGGTTGTCGCTGGACGCGATATCACGACCGATCAAGATCACATGGGACGACGAGTCCCGCCGCGCGGGTGGCAACGTGGCGCTGGTGAAGTGGACTCAGGGCGACCTGATGCTGTCGGTCTTTCCCGAGGCGGAACGGATGCTGACAGCCAACCTCGAAACTGGGGCATGGGCGATCCAGTCGGGATGGGCCGCAGATTGCGCAGGCATCTACAACGGGGCCTTGTTCGGGGGCCGATCCAACGGTGTGGTCTACAAGTTCGATACCGGCGGCACGGATGACGGCGCGCCCTTCACGGCCAAGCTTTGCTATCCGTTCCTCGATATGGGCGTCCCCGCTGACTACAAGGTGGCGCAGATGATGCGCGGCGCGTTCTTCGCCGACGACGCATTCGGGGCCCGCTACAGCGTCTCCGTGGATTACAACGTGCGCTTCCCCATCGCGCCAGCTGCAGCGCCCTCCAGCCCCGTTCAGATGGTCTGGGGGACGGGTGTCTGGGGCGTCAACGACTGGGCCGGGGCAACGGTGGGCGACGCCCGCCTCGGCGTGGTCGACAGGTGGGAGAGCGTCAGCGGCGCAGGTTATGCCATCGCGCCCATGGTGCAGATCACATCGGGCGGAACGACAAAACTGCCGGTGGAGCTGGTGCGACTGGATATCCTTGCAGAAGCGGGCGGCCGGGCGTCTTGAGGCTGGAATGGGGCCGCGAGGCGCTGGCCGTCCCCGCGGCGATGGAAATGCTGGGTTTCGACAGGGACTTTGGCCCCTGCATCACGGCTTGCGTTCTGGACCGGACCAACCGCGTCGCGGCTGTTCTGGTGTTTCACAACTACGCCCCGGAGGCCGGGGTCATCGAAGTCTCGGCCGCTGCGGAGAGCGCGGCTTGGGCGCAGCGCGGCATTCTGCGTGAGGCGTTCGGATACGTGTTCGCGCATTGCCAGATGGCGGTGGCGCGGTGCGCGGAAAGCAACACGCGCGTGCGTCGTCTCTGGGCGGCGTTCGGCGCGGACGAGGTCGTCATTCCCCGCCTTCGGGGCCGCGATGAAGCCGAGTGCATCCTGACATTAACGGACGACGCATGGCGCCTGTCCAGATTTGCGAGGTAACCGATGGGTAAGAGCAGTCCCCCCCGCCCGCCTGATCCGCAGGAAACGGCCGGGGCGCAAACGGCGAACAACATCGGCACCTCCGTGGCGAACGCATGGCTGGGGAACGTCAATCAGGTCACGCCCTACGGCGACCTGACCTACAGCCAGACCGGGACCTTCCAGTATACCGACCCGAACACGGGCGAAGTGTACGACATCCCCAATTTCACGGCCACGCAAACGCTGTCGCCGGAGATGCAGGCGATCTTCGACCAGCAGACGCGCGCGCAAAGCAACCTTGCCACGATGGGCGCGGACCAGTCCGCCCGCCTCATGGATCACCTGTCTACGAACCTCAACTTCGACGACCTGCCCGAAGGCGGATCGGCTGCGAACCTCGAGCGCGGCCCCATGGTCATGAACGTCCCCAGCCAAGCGGACGAAATTCAGACCTCTATCGATCCGCGCACCGGGCAGCTTGTGCGCAACGTCGACCAGCAGAGCTATCAGCAGGACTTCGCGGACGTGGGCGGCCCGACGCGGACCTACGGCACGGACTTCTCGGAGGACAGGCGCCGGGTGGAGGACGCGATCTATTCGCGGATGAACCCGCAGCTCGAGCGCGACCGGGAGAACCTGCGTTCGTCCCTTGTCAGTCAAGGCATCCGGGAAGGATCGACGGCCTACGACCGCGCCATGAACCGGTTCGGGGAACAGTCGAACGATGCCCGCATGGGGGCGATCCTCGCGGGCGGTCAGGAACAGTCGCGCATGGCGGGGCTTGAGCGTGACCGGGCCGGGTTCGAGAACGCAGCGCAGTCCCAAGCCTACCAGCAGGCGATGGGTCGCGCGGGCTTCACCAACGATGCACGGTTCCGGCAGCTGCAATCCGACATCATGGGCGGGCAGTTTGCCAACCAGGCCACAGGGCAAGCCTTCAGCCAGGACCTCGGGGCGGGGCAGTTCAGAAACGCGGCTATCGGCCAGCAATTCCAGCAGAACCTTGCATCCGGCAGCTTCGCCAATTCGGCCCAGAACCAGGGCTTCAACCAGTCCCTGACGACGCAGGACCGCATGGACCGCGACAGGGCGATTGCACGAGATGAGACGCTGACCCTGCGCAACCAGCCGATCAACGAAATCGCGGCGCTTCTCGGCACAGGGCAGGTGACGCAACCCAACTTCGTCAGCACGCAGATGCCGTCCATCCCGACCGTGGATCGTGCGGGGCTGGAGCAGCAAAACTATGCCAGCCGCTTGAACGCCTATAACCAGCGGCAGGCGACCATGGGCGGCATATTCGGCACCTTGGGCAATGTCGCGGCGGCTGGTATCGGTGGAGGGTTCTTCTGATGGCCGGATTCATCTTTGGCGGCGATACGGGCGTCAGCTACGAAACCCTCCAGCGGCGCCGTAAACTGGCCGAGCAATTGATGAGCCGGAAGGGCGCACCGCGCAACGTGGCCGAAGGGCTGGGTCAAGCCGCGGAAAGCATCATGGGCGGTCTGATTGCGCGCCGGACGAACAAGCAGGATGACGCGGCGGCGAAGCAAGCCGATAGCATTTTCGCGGATGCACTCGGTGGCGCTTTAACCGGCGGCGGTGGCTACAGCGCCCCGTCGTCGACGACGTTCAGCACGTCTGGCGGGTCAAACGCAGCCCGCAACGCGGCCATGGCTGCGAATGGTGGCCCTACCAATGCAGCCGCGGCGGCCATGGACTTCAGCACCGTCGAACAGCAGTATGGCCTCCCGTCGGGGTATCTTGCCCGTACCGCTCAGATTGAAAGCAGCGGCAACCCGCGCGCGCAAAACCCGAACAGCTCGGCTGGTGGTCTGTTTCAGTTTATCGACAGCACGGCGAAGCAATATGGCTTGGCGGATCGGTTCGACCCGGCCCAGGCAACAGATGCGGCAGCGCGCCTTGCCCGTGACAACGCATCGACCCTGCGGCGGGTTCTTGGCCGCGATCCGACCGCGGCTGAATTGTACCTTGCGCATCAGCAGGGCGGCGGCGGAGCGGCGAAGTTGCTGGGCAATCCGAACGCCCGCGCGGTCGATATCGTTGGCGCCGACGCAGTGCGGCTGAACGGCGGCAATGCCAATATGACGGCTGCGGAATTTGCGGGGAAATGGCTGAACAAGTTCGGAACGCCACGTGGGGGCCCTTCCGGCAAGAGCGAGCCCATCAGCAACCTGTCGTATCGCCCCGGCCAGAACATTGTCGCCGATGCCGTCCAGAGCGGGCCTGCCATGCGCAGCACGCCCGGTCAGCAGGCGGACATCATGCCCGCGATGCAGGGCGGTGGCAGCGCGTCCAACCTTCAGGGCGGCGCGGGACAAGATCAGGTGCGAATGTCCAGCATGAACGCCCCGCAGCAATTCAACCCGCAGGCATCGGGGCAGGCGGCAGGCCCGGCTATTGCGCAGGCGCTCCTGTCCACGGGGCAATTCGGCGGACAGGGCCGGTCCCCCACGCAGCAGGGGCAAATGATGCAGCGCCCCGGCATCCAGCAGATCGCACAGGCCATGGGGAACCCCTATATCCAGCGCGACCCCGGCAGGATGGCCGTGCTTCAGGCACTCTTGCAACAGCAGTTGGCGGCGAGCCAGCCGATGTCCGAAATGGACCGCATCCAGCTTGAGCAAGAGCGTCTGCGCCTTCAGCAAATGCAGAACCCGACGCGTGAACCGATCACCGTGGGTGGCGTGCTGGTCGACCCCGAAACCTACGAGCCGTTGTTCGATAGCAGGCAGCAGAACGAGGGCGGGTTTACCCTCTCGCCCGGTCAGCAGCGGTTCGACGCACAAGGCAACCCCATTGCATCGGGCGGAGCGGAGCCCGGGTACGCCGCAGTGTCCCCCGAGGAAGCGCAGGCGCTCGGTCTGCCCGAAGGGGCTTATCAACGTGCGCCAGACGGACGGATCGTGGCAATCGGGGGGGGCGGCACGAATGTGACCGTCAACAACAATCCCGCCGGAAGCCCGATGCCGGGGCTTTCCAAGCTCGGGGAGGGGATGACGTATCTCTACAACCCGGATGGCACCGTGAAGATGGACGAACAGGGCGTCCCCTTGTCCGCCCCGATCCCGGGCACCGACACGGCACGCGACCGAGAAAATGAAGCGCGCTCCAGAGCCGCAGCGCAAGAACAGCGCCAGAAATATGCGGATGTCGTGCTGACGGATATCGGCCGCGCAAAGTCAAATCTCACGGGCGGACGCGCGCAACCGATCACAGGCATGGCGGGCTCCATCGCTGCGCAAGTTCCGGGGTCCGAGGCGACAGATACCCGCGCATTGGTGGAGACGGTCAAGGCGAATATCGGCTTCGACCGCCTGCAAGAAATGCGGGACGCCAGCCCAACCGGCGGCGCGCTGGGGCAGGTGACGGAGCGCGAACTGGCGACGCTGCAAGCAGTCCTAGGCAACCTGGAGTTCAACCAGTCGAAGGAACAGCTCCTCGCAAACCTCACGCGGTTGGAAGAGACATATCTGGATATCGTCCACGGACGCGGGAACTGGTCGCGGGGTGAAGATGGCAACATCGCTTTCGGAGGCCGGACCGCACAGAGCAGCGACAACGCGGCGGGTGACTTCGATGTGAATTCGGACACTCCGCCGCCCTTCCTTAGCCGGGAAGACGCTGAATTGTGGCCTTACGGCACACCTGAAGAACGTGCCGCAATAGCGGGGGTTTACTGATGAGCGCAGATGCCGTCCGCGCCCGCCTTGCCATGAAAAAACGCATGGCAGAAAGGCAAGCCCCCAAACCCATTGGCCAGCGCATCCGCGAAAACGTCTTTGGCGACGACGACCCCAACACCCAGAACACGGGGGAGCGGATCGGATCGGCGCTGAACAAAGCAGGCGAAGCGCTGACGTTCGGATTGATCGGTGACGAAGCTTCCGGCGCAGCGGCGGCGCTTATTCCCGGCGGGATGGGTTACGAGGAACGCCGTGACTTCGAGCGCCAGCAAGAGGAAGTCCTAGAACGGGACAGCCCCATGCTAGCGCTCGGCGCCGACGTGGGGGGCTCTGTGTTGGGCGCAGCGCTGCCTGTCGGGGCCATTGGTACGCTTGGCAGGGGCGCGGGCTTGATGCCGCGCCTAGGCGCTTCTGTGGGAATAGGAGCGGCAGGCGGGGCGACCTATGGCGCGATGGAAGGCGAGGGCCAGCAGGACAGGATTGACGAGGGCCAAAAAGGTGCGGCTTGGGGCGGCGCCATGGGGGCAGCGGCGGTGCCAGTCGGCGGAGCAGTCCAGCGCATTGCGGATAGTCTGGTCGGCACCAAGGCCATCCGCGCCGGGGCGCGGAATGCTCCCACATCCGAAGAACTGCGCGCGGCCGGAAATGCGGCTTACAAACAGATCGATGAAGCTGGGGTCCAAATAAAGCCCGAGGCGTTCGACAATGCCCAATCGAAAATTCTCGACAGCCTTCGGACCCGGACCGGATACGACGAACTTCCGGGGCCGGGGAGCCTCACGCCGAACGCTGGCAGGGTCATGGAAATCATGCGGCAGTCGTCAGATCAGATGGCTTCCGACCCGACATCGGCACTACCGTTCCGGTCCCTCGACCAAATGCGGAGGCAGGCAGGCGCGGCCGCTGGCAATGTGACCAATCGCCAGGATAGCGCCGCAGGGTCTGTGGTGATCGAGGGTCTGGACGAATTCATGCAGTCCATCGGGGCCGATGACGTGGTGGCGGGCGATGTGACGGCGCTTAAGGAGGCGATCCCGAAGGCGCGGGACCTGTGGTCGCGCATGTCGCGCAGTCAGCTGATCGATGACGCCATGGCGCAGGAAGGTAACTACCTGTCGGGCGGGTCTAGCGCGATCCGCAACCAGTTTGCCAAAATCCTGCGCAACCCCCGCTTGTCGCGTGGCTTTTCCGATGCCGAGAAAAAGGCCATGCAGCGCGTGGTGCAAGGCACGATGCCTGAGCAGGTGATGAACCTGATGGGCGGGGGATTGGGGCAACTGACCCAAATTGGCGCGGGGTTCGGCATCGGGGGTCTTCCTGGCGCGGCTCTTGGCGCAGGGGCCGCAGCTTTGTCGCGGAAGGGGTCTGAGGCCATAACGGCACGCAATGCGGAAATTGCCCGGGCCTTGATCGCGAACGGGCAAATGCGCGGTGGTCTTCCGGTGGCTAGCGAGGCGAACCGGATGATGGCTGAGGCGCTAATGCGTCGAACTGGGGTGGCGGTCCCTCAGTAGACCAGAGCGACGCCATCAGAAGAACCAAGGGACAGATCATCGCGAGGTAGGCGGCCCAAGGCCCACGATAACCATCTCTGTTGAGGGTCCACGCCCCCCACGCGAATGAGAAGGTTATGAGATTCCCGCCAAACACGGCGAAGATCGTATCGGCAAAAGTCATCCGCGCATCCGATCAAACTGCCGCTGTGCGTATGGAATTAGCAGAAATCTACCCATGCCGTTCAACGTCGGCATTCCCCACCCCACTGTCAAGGAGAACGCACCATGCCCAGAGCAGATGGTGTCTATGCGCTGCCGCCGGAATACCGCGCCGCGACCGGATCGACAGCGACGGCAAACCAGCACAACAGCCCCTTGGAAGACCTCGCGTTCGACAACAACTCGGCCCGCCCCATCACCGCTGGGGGCACGGGAGCGCTGACGGCCGCCGATGCCAGAACGAACCTCGGGCTGGAAATCGGGACGGACGTGCAAGCCTACGCCGCGCGGCTGACGGAGATTGTGGACCTTGCGACCATTGACCCGCTGACGTCCATCACGGGTCTGGAAACAGACGCCAACCAGATGCTCTATACCACCGGAGCGGATGTCTACGCGACCACCGCGCTGACCGCCTTCGCGCGCACGCTCCTGGATGACACGACAGCAACCGAAGCCCGGACAACGCTGGGGGCCTTTGCCACGGCAGGCGGAACCTTCACGGGGCCGATCAAGACCAAGGAGCTGCGGGAGACCGCCGTTCAGCTTTCCGGAACAAGCGTAACGGCAGACCTCGAGCTTGGCACTTACTTCTACATCACGACGACCGGCAACACGACGATCAATTTCGGTAATCCTGCCCCGAGCGGCACCGTATCCGCGCTTACGCTGGAAATCACCGCAGGCGGCGACCACACGCTGACATGGCCCGGGACGGTAAAATGGCCCCGGGGGATCGAACCGCCCGCCGGAGAAAACGGGGATGTCGACGTCTATACGTTCGTCACCAGAGATCAGGGCACGACATGGCGCGGCGCGTTGGCGATGGGTGACAGCAAGTGACCGTCGCGCGCCTTATGCTCTCCGCCGTTGGCGATGAAGTTTACGGCAGGTCCGAATGGAACCAGTCCGGAACATTCGTCGTGCCCGCCAACGTCACGAGCATATCCGTTATCTGCGGTGCGGGGACAGACTTCGGCGAACAAGACTTTGCAAACGACGTCGATGTCACCGCGGGCCAGACATTCGCCGTAACTGTCGGTACGAGCATGGGCTCCACAACCTCTTTCGGCGCGCTTGCAAGCGTGACCGTCGACGACCCGGATACCACTGACATTACCATACTTTGGCCCGGACGTTTGAGGCAATGGCCCGACAGCATCGGCGGCGCGCTCGTCGACGACGAAGTCTACCAGAACGGCGTACTACAGTAACGCCACCCTCCCCACATTGCTATCTTAGGAGACGCTCATGCCCCGAGTTGCGGATGAGTATTCGCTTCCTGCGTCCTATCAGGCGACGGATGACGGCCTCGCTACGCCTGCCCAGCACAATGAGCCGCTGGAGGATATCGCCGCGGACCTGAACGCCCCACGGCCTGTTTCGAAAGGGGGGACCGGCGGCACCAGTTCCAAAACGGCCCGCGGAACCCTGCGTGTGGCATTCGGCGTGCAGACCTACGACGACCTCGATACGCTGACTTACGATGAAGCCGACGTCGGCGGCTTGGTGCATGTCGCGGAATCCGGGGCAATCCTTCGCGTCTTGGCGTCCGGGGCCGGGGATGGCGACTTCGCCGGTTCGGGCGACATGTTCCTGAATGTCGAGAAGACCAGCGGGCGGTATCTGATTTCGCACTTCAACCCCGATGGGACCAACGCGAAAGTCGCGCTGAAACGGGCTGTGGAACTCCTGCAATCCGGCGACAGGCTGGTGATCGATACCCCTTTGACTGTCGCCTACTCGGAATGGACCGACGTTCCGAAGATCCCCGACGGGGCCACCATCGACTTCCGCGCGCCGATCACGCACCAGACGTTCGGCGTCCCCTGCATGTGGCACGAAACCACGGCGAGCGGCACGAACATCACGATCAACAACGCGCACATCATCTATGATGACACTGCGCCCACGACGCGGCCGGACATCCAGAACGACTTCTACGACAACACGTTCAAGAACTCGGGCTATTCCAACCGCGCCCAAACCGCCATGCTGTTCTTCCGGGGCGGCACCGTTTCTCTGAACGGACTGACGCGCATCGAAGCCGCGGACTTCAGCGCAGCGGACAAGCTTGTCCCGCGCTGCGTCGTGATGCTGAAAGGCCCGGATGGCGAGAACGGGCGGTGCTTCTTGGAGCGGTACTACTTCGACGGCACGCTCTTCGGCATTGTCGGGACCGGGTTCGACTTCTTCGAGATCGGAGGCGGCTTCTCGGATCGCTGGTCGCAGCTTGATACGTCGGTTTACACTTGGGAAGCCCCGGCGCACGTCTGGTACTTTACCCCGGACACATCTGGCGATTACGTCCTGAAAATCGGGCCGTGTTTCGACCAAGGGACGGAGGTCGGCACGCCCTACGTTACTGGCGCGACGTCCTACAAGTGCACGACCCGTTCCGCGGCGTGCCAGATCGGCCCGCTGTATTCCCGTCGCAGCCAAGGCATCGCCGACCTGGAGGTCAGCAAGGGGCACCTTCTCGGCGGCGCATGGGATGGCAGCGCATCTTCGCAGGCCGATATGGGTGGAGGAAAGGCGCTGCGGATCGCGGACTTCAACGATGGCGGGTCGGAAGACGCGGACCTTGGCCGCTGGGACCTCATTATGCCCAGCGATTACAACGACTATGTGCAGTTGGACGCCACGCGGTGCCGCGCGCATTTCTCGGTCACGCTGACGGGCAACACGCAAGACACGCCGATATTGCAGGGTGTCATGAACCGCTGCCTGATCGGCATGAACATCGAAGCGGACCAGGCGCAGGCCACGGCGTTCCCGGTTGCGGCGCGGATCGACAGCGGCGGGTCCAACAACCACATCGACATCATGACGAACGCGCCGTTCTGGTCCGCGCTTCGGGTTATCTCACAAGTCAAGACCACCAGCACCGGCAACAGCGCGATTATCCGCCACGCCCAGACGGGTTCCACACGTCGGCTGGGCCAGTATTGCGAGCGGGCGGAGATGTTCGTGACGGAGCTTCTGGCAGCCGTCAGCGGGGCAACCGTTACCACGGGCACGCTGGTGCCGAAGGGGGGGCATGTCATGGGGCTTTCCGCGCGGGTGGTGACGTCTCTCGGCACGACAAGCGGCTTGACGGGATTCACTGTCGGGACTGCATCCGACGCCGACCTCTACGGCACGGCGAACGCCATCACGGCCAACGGGGGCACCGAGGACAACGACTGGACCGCAGACGGCGGCGGCTGGCAAGCGGCGAACTTGGCTGTGCAGCTTACGGCGGTCGGTGGCGACTTCGACGGGACCGGCGATGTGCAGGTGTCGGCGCATTACACCATGTCTTCGCGCAACAACGACCTGATCTGAACGATGGACTTACTGAAAGATTGGTGGGGCGTCGGCGCGGCCGTTGTGGCGGTTATCATGGCCTACGCCGGGTTCAAATCCACGACGACGAGCAAGATCGACAGTCTGGAGCGCAGGATGAGCAAGGCAGAAGCGGACATTGAAATGCTCGAACGTTCGGGCGTCGACAACGCCGTCACCCTTGGCATCATCCAGACCACGCTGACGCAGATCAAAGAAGGCATAGACGGCCTTCGCGAAGAGATGCGCACCAAAGCCGACAAGTAGACACCCCCGACATTCCACCCGACCACACCCCGCCCCGGCGGGCCTGACGTGCTGCACAGGAGGCAGATCATGGACCCACGCGCAAAGCCGCTGCTCGACTTCATCGCCATTCCCGAGTCCCGAGGCGAATACAACATCGTCTGGGGCGGCATCGCCCGCCATGACCGTCCGCCCGCGCCCTTGGTCGAGATGACCATCGGAGAGGTGCTGGACTGGCAAGACAGCATCGATAGCAAATACATGAGCGAAGCCGCTGGCCGGTATCAGATCATGGAAGATACGTTGCGGGACATCTACAAGCCCGCCGGGTTCACTCGCAATGATCGGTTCGATGAAGCCACCCAGGATGCGCTCGGGTTCTATTTGCTGAAACGCCGCGGCTGGGACGATTACATCGCGGGCCGGATCGGGGCGTTGGCTTTCGCCAATTCGCTGGCGAAGGAATGGGCCAGCCTGCCGGTCGTGAGCGGGGCTAAGAAGGGCCGCAGCTATTACGGCGAGGACGGCCTGAACAAGTCCCACGTGAGCGTCAGCGCTTTTCTGGATGCCGTTGCCGCTGCGAAGCAGCCTGCCGCCCCAGCGCCCGCTCAGAGGCCCCCAGAACTAGTTGTCCAGCCGAGCAAGGTCCCCACCCGGAAGGTCGCCGCTGCCGGGATCGGCGGCATCGTGACGGCGCTTAGTGTCGCCGTGGTGAACCACTACCTTCCCGGCATGGGGGACGAGATCGGCCCCGAGGTGGCAGGGCTGATCGTGGCCGCTGGCGCTACCGTGGCCGGGTGGTTCACCCGCGACCGCGCCGTCTGACATGCGGGGCGTCTGGCAGGCTGTCGAAGCCTTGTCGTGGCGCACTCACTACCTATTGCGCGGTCGGCGCTGCGCCTGGTGCGCGTGGGCTTACTGGCACCGGGACAAGCCGTTCTGGGCCGTGTTCTGCGCCGTGATGAACCGGATTGATCGCGGGCATTGCAGGCGATCAGCCGAGTGGTGGGAGAGGCGCCCGCCCGTGTGAACCCCATTCCCGGCCACCTGCCTCGGGATGCACTGCCCCGCTCTCGGTTCGCCGGGGCGGGGCGCTTTTGTGGGGTAGAGCGCGGGCCGGGCGCTACTCCGGCTATGTCGCCTTGAACCATTGCACGCCCGGTCTGCCCTTCCCCGTCACTTGGTTCGCTGTCTCTGGCGCAGTCCGAAGTGCGTTGACGTTTTTCAGGTCCAGTGAAGGCAGGCGGTCGGCGACTTGTGCTCAGTGCTTTCCGCTTTCAGCACCGCCGCGCTCTGGTGAGCCGATCCCCGGTGCCTAACGCCGATGCCTCGACGCGACAGTGATCCGGCGCCTATCGGCTCGCCAGAAGGCGGTTCCGCGTTGATGGGCAGCCGCGGCCCTGCCGATTCTTGGTGCTGGTCCGTGGACTTGAACCCCGCGCATCCTGATTACAAATCAGGCGCTCTACCTGATGAGCTAGACCAGCAATGTGAGCGCGAAGTCCCCGCATTCTGGGTTGCGGTCTGGCGTTGCTTCTTCCTAGTCGGGTCTTGCCGGTCCCCGTCGGGATTCTCGGCAGGGGTCCGCTAGGTAAGAGGGACCGGGCTAACCGTCGCCCGCGCTCCCGTCCACCTTACCCCATTCCCCGCCGCGTGGGAATCCCCTACGGCGCGGTGATCTCTGGGAAGAGTCCGTCGATCACGTTGATCCGGTCTTGCATCCCGTCAATGATGTGCTGCTGTGCATTCCACCATGGCTCGGGCATACTGTCCGCATTCTCGAGCGCTCGCTGACAGAAGTCCCTGCGCTCGACCGCAGCCCTCCGCCACCTCTTTGCCTTCTCGATACGCTCCGCTTCGGTGATCATTCCCGTTTCTCCTCTGCGCTATCCTACCCCATGGCGGGGCTGCTGTGAATCCTCTACATGCCGCCCCATGCCCCTCGTCACCTGGATCACCTGCCACTGCGGCCATGAGACCCGTATCCCGTTCAGCGAGTGGGACCGCGAGGTCATCCTGCCTCGTGCTCGGTGTAGCCGCTGCGGGGCCCGTGGAGCGGCTGACCTGCGCCATGGGCACGTCTCCGAGGCCAATGCGGCGGAGGGAAGCCGAGTGCAGGGCGACGGGCCGGTCAGGGACGGGTAGAGGGCGTTGGGGATTACATGTCGCTGGTATCTTCGCCCATAAGGCTTAGAATGTCTTTCGCGGCGTGGTATTTGCTGGAATGAATCGTGCTTTGAAGCTGCATTGCTTCAGAAAGGGCAGCATTCTCTGACGTCATGCTGTGCCCTCGCAAGATCGGGTCGCCCAGCACCCCAGCACTGCACTCGTCCATGTTGACCCGGGCGTATTCCCTGATCATGGCGACAATTTCTTCGCGTGTTTCCGCCATCTCTGTTTCCTTAAGTGAGCTAGGGGTGGGGGCGAAAAATGAGCCAGAGGTTAAGCGCTAGGACGGCCACGGCCATCCATCGTAAAGGCTCTGCCACCAGCAACACTCCAGCTATGGCAGCAAGCGGATAATATGGCCTATCCATCCTCGTCTCTCCTATGGGCGGCGAAGGCCGCGGGGGTTAGCGAAGGTAATCGAACAGGCCATCAACGGCGTCGGCTGGTATGATTACGCTCTCTGGCATATCCTCGGAGGCTTCAACGTCAGGGCGCCAGCCGTTTGGAGTGGTCCAGATCTCCACGTCAAGCGATCCATCGCCGCGCTTCCCGGCGCGAACGTGTTCGGTGATCTCAGTCATTCGGTAGGCCATCGTCGTCTCCTCTATAGGTGGGCTAGGGGGTGGGGTTGCAC